CTTTATTACAACTTTAACATCGTCTCAAATGCTTATGATCCCTCTTCTTTTAAATCCAAGCTTGGATCATCAACACATAATTCAAAAGGTTAGTTATGGTGACTATTAATTATATAACCCTCGGGGTCTGTACCATATACGACCCTACAAGTGGCAAATTCAGGTTTAATGCTTGTTTTGCTTAATATTCTTGGTTCAATTAATCTTAAACCTTTAATATAATTTTAATCTATTGTTTCGGACCATGCTCTTTTGTTAGTTGCTCCCCTTTTTTAAGGTATTTTATAATTTGAACCAAATATATACTTGATATCATCATCAGATAGAGTTTTTCCTTTTTCCATTGCACTACCAGATGCTATCCAATCATATCTTTCTTCAGAATATTCTTACAATGTCTTTAAGTTTGTATTCTTTGGTTTTGCCAAAGCAAAGTGTTTTCTAATAGATTATCTAATTAAATTGTCTGCTTTTTCTTCATCCATATATTTGCCTTGTGTTTTATTATACATTAACTTACTCTATGGAGTTGATAATCTGGTAGTTATCTCTTTTTCCCAATCAATTATTTTTTCCATTTTACCATATAAAACGTGAATATATAATAGTTAGCTGTGTTCACTAGGCAACAATAACGTTTCTTTAACTTTAAATTATTGTCTTATCTTATTATGCAATTCCTTATTATAATTTATCCAATCATGTTCACATTTGTTTAATGCTCCAACATCATTAAGCTCTTAATATATTATAGGTCTGATTTATATCTAACTAAACCACATTACTACAGCAGTTAACCAAGTATTATTACTATATAATCTATCACATAACCAATTCGTTACATAGCTCCAGAAATTTGGACATAATTTCTCATTTTATTTTAATATAAATATTAATTCTCCCAAGCTTAAGTTGTTCTTTTATTCTGCAGTTATAAAAGTGAAATTTGTAAAATTGTTTATTTATTATATATTGATTTTAGTTTTAGGTTACTCTAGCAATAATCTTAATTATTTTTTACTTCTATCACATTTCCAATTTTAGTGACATGGTTATTAATATTTAATACTACAGCCTATACACTCACATGACTAGGATTTATTTAATTGATACGAGTATCCAGATTCATCCTTTATATATCCCTAATTTATTAATTAGTACTAGTAAGGCATATCTACCCCGAACAATTCTTTTGTTCTTTTTTATACTTGTGCATAACTATATAATCCCCATTTATAATATTTTATTATTTACTACCAATAATCATTTTTTGCAATCTCAACTACTTCTAGTTCAATTAATCTTGGGTAAAATGGTCTTATTATTTAGTTTGCGGAACGACTGTAACATTCCCTTTTTGATTGTATGTAAAATCCTAATCTCTTCTTACTTACGTGTCATCTCCTCCTGTTAATCTAGTTGATATAATCTATTTAGCAGTCTTACTTGAGTAATAACACCAATGCTAATTATTATGATTAATAAATGTCAATAAGGGCAAATTATCATTAAATATTTTCCACTTGCCAGCACTAAATACTGCTACTCCAACACTATAAAATAAGCTAGCAGCTACTAAATCTAGATTTGTCCACCATCTATTTTCTTCTTCTTTAGTTACGTCATAATTAATAAAATTATTTATTTCTTCTCTGACTTCTCGATAGGGTTTCTCAATTCCAGTTATCTCCTATAATGCTTGAACAAATGATATAGGACCACAATTACCTTTTCCAGTATTTGGAACTTCTTTCCAATCTGTTATCGATTCTAGACAATCTAATAATAATAACTTCTCGTTTGTAATAACACCCATTTGTTTGATCTTCTCAATATTACCCTAATAATCAAATTATGATAAATAAGTTATATTTTCCTCATCAATCTACCTTGTTATTTACCTTTTAAAATCTGGTTTAATTGATCTTTATTTATAAAATTTCCTAATTTTTTCAAGATCACCAAGTAACATTGTAATTTAATTATTCATAAGCGTTTAAAAGTTTTAAATTCTTTCAACTTCTCCGCCTTTTGTTTATCTTCTTAATTATTCAATGTGTTCTAGTTCTTATTCTTTCAAAAACATTAACTCCTATTATTTTTTCTTTTCTTCATGTTTTAATATTTTTGCTTCATCTTTCTAAAGATGTTAACGACGTGCTTTTCTATTTTAATTACTAATAGTTACCACAGTCGATCCAATTTATTTTTAAACTTCAGATACTTCCCAATTCTTATCATCCTTAATGTTGTTAATATATTTACCATCAGGTAAATCAACAATGAACTCTTCTTCATCGTCATTTAAATCTTCCCATTAGATGTTAACTGGTTCTTTGCCAATAACTGGACGAGTAACTTCTTCCATTTCTGCGATTTTATGATCTAATTCTTTCTACCAATTTTCAACTAACTCTTATTATTGTATAGGTATAATCTAATTAGAGCAATTTTCTACAGGGTTCTTTATTTCTTATCTGATCATAGATTAATTCTAACTCATTTAGACCGGATTAGACTTATTTATGATTGGTAAACTACGAACAACTTACCCTTATTGTTAGATAGTTTAATTTTACTCCATTTAACCTCCTCTAATGACCAATAAAGGATTATTTCCAGTTTATTTTTAATTAAATATAGCTAAATCCCTTTTTCTATTATACCTAATTATGTTAGGTCTATTAATCCTATTTACTTAACCTAACCCTTTGAACTAATTCTTATCAGGTTATATTTTATCTATACTCTAACATGTAATATAATCTATGTATAAACTAACTTGTTTACCGGTCATATATATTAATTCTCTGAACATGTTCTGATGAACCATAATGTTAATACATCCAACAATAGCACTTGTAAATTCTGATTACTAATTTTCATAATTATTTAAATCTTAAATACCACTAAAATAGCCCATGACTTATAAAACTTAATATGTTACATAATTAAATTTATATTAAGATTAAGATTTACTCTCATTTGTTAATACTATTCCGTTGATTAGGTAATCTGCCATCGTATTCTTTACTTACATCTTGTAAAGTTAATTATACCAAGGCATTAAAAGTAACCTATCAATCTCCAAATTTTGTAACATATTGTCAATTTAAAAAGCAACATCTAAATGTAACATATACTGATGATTAACGCCTGTTAATATAGAACATATACCTACATAAAGCTCTTCTCTATTATTAAATCTATAGTTTAATTGCTACATTGCTTACATAATATCTAAATCACTAACTACTATATTATCTCTTTGTTAAACCAAAGCTTCTAAAACTTGATAAAATGTACCAGTCATTAATGTACTTCCAATACTTAATAGAATTTAGTGTTCTAAACCGTTGGTAAGATCATAACCGTCAAGAGGATGTTGTATATTTTATTTGTCAACATAACCCATAAATCTATCAATTATATGAAAAGGCTAAGGAAGTGATGGTTATAATTATTCTCTAACTAAATAAGGTAGGTTAGCTGCTATTTAAAATGCATCCTAAAGCTACTCCCACAATTAATGTTCATCACAATATTAGTTAATAAATGACATTATTAAAGCAGGATTTATCGACCATGTATCATTCGGCGCATTATATGGCACATTGGAAGCTAACAAAAAAGTAAATTAATTGTTAGGTAATTATATCTACGAATAAATGTTGATACTATTATTAACATTAGACTAATCCAACTATATCTTATATCTAGTTTACATACGACAACAAGTTTATAGAAAATGTCTAAAGTTTGCATTTGTATTTCTTGTAACCACCAAATTACTTTGTTACAATAAATCTAATATTTAGGCATGACCTATAAGTACTTAGGGAGCATTAATTATTAAATTTTAGTCAATTGACTTAACTTAACAATATTAACTACTCTAAGCTGCAAAATAATATAAAAACATTCTAACTAATAAAGCAATGTGATTATCATTAGATTGATTAAATTACATTAGTGTTTGAGCTAGTTGCACAGCTAACTGATCTTATATTCCATACATACCTCTTAAAAATTTAGTTCCCTTAGTGTAAGAATCACTATTTTATAAAAGTTATTTCATTTCTTAACTAACTGGAATTTGGTAAGATATGTCTGTAGCATTGTAATCTAAAGAATAGATATTTTCAATATCAGTAAACATCTAAACACTCCATTAAGATTATCTTTAATACATATTAATTTCTCTAGCTACAGTATTGTCATCAAACCTGCAATGAGTTGTGAACTCTAAACCATAATTATTATTCCCTAGATCTTAAAGTTATATTTTTCTATGATGTGGTAATCTTTACAATATTTCAGGCGCAAAAGTCCTAAATATCTCACCTAATTGAGTAAGATATCCCTATATGGGCATTCTACCAATGTAATTAGGTTAGAAAGCATATTTATCACAATATGTAGAAGCCTAAATTAATAAAGTTTCCACATCAATTGTGTTACCAACATCTCCTCCAACTAAAACATCATTCTAAGTTTTTAATTGTTTTAATATTTTTTCTTCATCTTTAATTTCATTTAATTTGTCCTTAATTTCATTCTTGGCCAATTCACCTGATAAAACACCTTACTTGATTTTTTTCAAATCTTTTTTATGTTTTTCTATTTCCTATATTTTATCAGATACTTCACTACCACCAACTATCTCAACTACTTATTCCTATTT